GTTTCATCACCTTATTTACGAGGCTGTCAAAGTGAAGAATCGTGCCGATGACAACAGCACGTCCGCCTCTAGCCAATGCTGGTATAGCTGCTTTAGTGAACCAGTGATAGAGTTTCTGACGTTGCTCAGCGCTCTTGATGTTCTCGTCGTTCTCGATGTCGTCGAATATCATCAGCGTCGGACGGGTGTGCCGGTGACGAATACCTCGGATTTTCATACCAGAGCCTTTAGCGGCGTATTTAATACCGTTACTCAACACGAATTCTCCATCTTGCCAGTCGTCACCTTTCATATTGCCAAATAACCATTTAATTTTCGGATTATTTTCGAATTCGTCTTTAAGCGCATTGATAAACTCTGCTGCCTGCGTGTAAGTATCACTGATTATCACTATGAATTCTTCTTGTTCAAAACAACCAGCCCACAGCGGATATGTCATGTCCACAGTTGTCGATTTTGCATGTCCACGTGGCGCAATAATGCCTATTCTTCGATTGTTCTTGTCGCTAATAAGATCTAGTATTTCTTTGTGAAACGGTGGCGTCTCTAACGGAAAATATGGCCGTGCAATAAACCAACCGAACAGATGAATGTTTTCGCGTCTCTTAAATATCGCTAATAAGTATTGTCGGAGCTTATTTCTATCCGTTTCCCAGTATTTTTCGCATAGTCGTACAATATCTTTCCTGGTGAGGTTATTCAAAGATGGCTGCTCGGAGTTCTTCGTCATCGATATTACCCTCCTCTTTCGCTTTTTTCAATTTTAAGTCGCGCTCATCTCGCCAGCCGCAAACATTTTTCATAGTAAAGATAGCAAAGCTTGGTGGCGCAGCACCGCTCAAAGCCACATCAACAATAAACTCGCGTTGTAGGTCTTTAGCAGTTTCATAGGCTTCCGCAAATTCTGGATGAAGATCGCACCAATCTCTCAAGGTGTTGCGATGTACACCAATTTTTCGTGCAAATCCTTCAAGCCACGGCATTCGCTGAGGCATTCTTCTAGCTATCAGCTTATCACCGTCGGCTGACGAGACGGTTTCGTCTTCTGTGATTTTTGTAGGGTCGATTGAAAAATAGTCAATTAACTGTTGACAATATTCTGGCTTATATTTTGTTGGTTGCCCTCCCTTATTAAGAGCGCGCTTTTTCACTGTTTTCTTAGTTGTCATGATATTTCTCCAAACAAAAAGCGGACCTTTCGATCCGCAATTCTATGATTATTATAGCATAACTCGCTACATGAGTTTTTAGGTGCATACTTACTTACGCTTAACACTATTAATCTCAACTTCAACGCGAGGCGCTTGTCTATCTATTCCGCCGAAAATAACAGTAACTTTACTTACAACTCTACAGCAATCATCGTCGATAAACTCAGCGTCAACTAGTAAATCCAATACACTACTAGTCATATTATCGAGATCATGTCGTCGATTGTCGCTATTGTAAAACGTTAATTCTATTTCCACTTGCTTATCACGGAAGATGCCCCTGTCTTTATTCAGCCTGAAGCACAAATCCATCATAGCTTGATTGTGCCATTCATTGAACTTCTCGCTACTCGCGATAAACATTTTCCCTGTTCGAGAATTTTTCAAAATCCGTTTATTATTCTTCTTACTCGGAACCTGCCCCGCGATATCGAAGTTAATATCACGCATCTCTCAAAACTCCATAATGGTTACTCGGTATTTCATTACCACCAGCTAGAATAAGCAGGTGAATAACATCTTTTAATTCTCGGTTGTCGTGAGCGCTACGAACAGATATCATTGGATTATCATAATGATGATCGTTTTCCTTGATATGCTGCTCGGCAGCTTTGCCAGTAAAGTACATAACCGCGCCATAATCTTTGCCGGCTTTGTTGTTATCTAGGATCGTCCACACCGGCATACTAGTGTATCGATTGTCTTGACGCACTATCTCATCGCTTAAGGCTTTAATACGCCACAACAGTGCTTCTTCAGCTGGATTTTCTGCTATGATTTTCATTTAGATTTCCTTTCCATCCTTGTAGCATTTTGAATAGCCCATTTTGCCACCAACTGTTTTACAACGAGCTTCAGTGTTCATATTTTGAACCTCTTGTTCGGATATTTGAAATACCCAAACAACAAACAGGCATCCAGCAGCAATTACTAAAATTACCATTATGAAATCTACTACGTTGCTCCAATCAATCTTAAACTTCGTTTTTGTCATAGCACGTCCTCCGCCTTGATAATTTCAATCTCTGATTTATCAACAGTGCTATCAGCGTTATAAATCTCATCGGCATAATAGTCTATTATGTCTGCAAAGTCTGCTCTGAACACAACGCTATCGCTTGTGGCAGCCCTCCTAGCTTCATCTTGAGTTTCAGCTTCAACAAAGACAGTACCCTCTTGTACTACTCGAACTTTGACTCCGTAAATCATTGTCTATACCTTTCTTTATTTATACGAGGCACGATATTTAGTAATTCCACCTCTGTTATTTTATTCTCGCTTATTTGTAGTTGGTTACATCATCCATGTTTCGCCATCGTCATATGGATTGACGCCGTTTACAAACTTGCCGCAATTAGGACACATTGAGGCAGCGTCAGGGTAACTTCCAACACGATACGGTTTTAGTGATGCTTGATATGCTTTCCAGTTTCTGCTGTCGCCTCGGACAAGCAATATCTCGTCATCGCAACAATCACGCTTTACCATCCATTTATTGGTGTCCATATAGTCAAACACCCAATTGCACCATTCGATTTTAGGTGTCATTATTCTATCTCCCTTCCATTTTTAACAAGCTTAAGATATTGTCGAGTTTTTCTACGGAATACTCGATTAGCCATCACGTATACAGCTTTACATCCGTCTTCAAACTTACAGCAGAAGCCCCTAGTTCCCCATATTTTGTAACGCTTTGCTGATTTAATTCTAGGCATTATCGTATTCCTTTACCGCCTTAATGATTTTTTTAATTGCCCAATGTCCAGCTACGATTAAGCCAGTAATAAAAATAGCGTGCGGTACTGCTTGCAAAATCCAAACTAATGTTTCCATTTCGTTTCTCAGTCTAACTTATTAAGTTTAATCTCATATTTGCCATCATCAAGGACAATCTCTGCGCGTCTGTCCTTTGATATTTTGAGAATTGCTGTGATGAGATTTAGTGCTAATTCTAATTTAATTTCCTCTGGGGCTTGTGCCCACATCACCTCTATTGGATGCATTGAAAACATACAATCCCTCCTATTTAGTTATATCAACCGCAGAACTGGGGCAAGGCGATACCAAGTGTATATCATTGATTAATTACTTTAAGGTTTGATGTCGCCAGTTGAACAGACGATACACGTTGCACTGCAGGTTGCTTCAATTCCAGCTCACAACGTTTCACGGTTTGAGACAGCGCACCGGGCGGGTTTGGTGCGCCGACAGAAAGGAGTTGTGCATATCATCTGTCCAGTTCTGCGGTTGAATTGTTAATGTTCTAAACCATTTTTCCCAAGTGGGGAAATTGGTTTCAACTGGGTACAATTTGTACCCGTTTATTTTCGTTTGCTTATGCGACCACCGCGTTTTCCAGCACATTTCTTTACGAAGTGAGTGCCTTCAATTAAATCGCAGTCGCATTCAATATCTTGCGCAAATCCTTTACAACTTCCGTGACTTGCAAATGTAGCTGAGCCACCTTTTCGTCCAATTTCTGCATAAAAGTTCGGGTTGCTTGCTAGGTTTTTCTGTGCGGCTTTAAGTCCGCCCTGCTTGGTTCCAGCCATTATTCTTCCTCCTTTATTCCAAAAAAGATTTTCCAATCTCGCTCATTTTCTCTGATAGATTTTTCAGCTTCTTCTTTAGTCGCATAGCGTACGATTTCGCCGTAGTCGGCATTATCAACAGATATAGCAATTAGACTATTGTCGTCGTAGCCGTAGCCGACAACCCAGCCACCTTCGCAATTCTCGAAGTCTGGCTTAAAGTTGGAGGTTTGGCGCAGTCTGACTTCGGCTAGTCTTCGGTCGCGGGCTTCCGCAGCCTCTTCTGGCGTTAGGCGGACAAAACCCATAGCGAGAAGCTCATTATCCACGCCGTCGTTGTCCCAGATTTCACGCTCTACGTTTCCATATTCGTCGACACAGAAGTACGCCTCGCCCATTTTTGGCGTGCGGCGGACGCTGGTTGTCGGCTCTTCGATTTTTTCAAACCATTCGTCAAAGTTGTCGAGAAAATAATTATAATCGATAGTAAAGAGAACCTCATCTTCACCGTCTTTTTCGCGCTTGCTGGTTTTAAAGTAGTCATAATCTGACAGACCGTCTTTGCTCTTATAGGTTACTCTTTCGAAGACCTCGCCCGCTTTTGCAAAGGGCAAGTCTTTAAGTAGTTTATATTTCATTATTTCTCCTTAATTTTTGGGCGTTCACCTTCGATTCGACTGTCCAATATTTTATTGATTCGATTGACTAGATGTTCGATGTCGCTGTATTCAGCTAGTGCATCATCTTTCATCTCTAAAAGGTCGATAGTACTCATCTCATCTAATGACTGATAATCATCTTCGTAGTAAGGTTTTACTTCTTTTTCCATTTCTTTTCCTCCTCTTTCATCCATTCTTCATCTTGTTTGGCTATTTCGTGTTCTGATATTGCTACAAGAATAAGAATTAGTGCTATGAATAGTATCCAAATTAGTATGTACATTATTGTGCCTTATCCTCCTCAGTCTGCTTTTTGTTAATTCTCACGGCAATGTCGATGTTCTGAGCTCCGTTTTCCATAAGCCATTTTTTGGCTTTTCTGGCAACGTTTTCGTCGTCGTATATTCTAGAGTGAGCCTTTCCTCCATCGTTCCAGCGAACGATAAATTGAATGTCCATCATCCGCGATTTCCGCCGCAATAGTAATCAAAATAATCGCCTGTGAGATCTTCTAATTTCTCTAACATCTTCTGATCTTCAGCGCGTTGAGTTCGCCAATTGCGTATTTTATTAATTAGTGATTTCAATAATTTCATATTCCCTCCTTTGATTCTCAGTCCCTCGAAGCTGCGGGCTCTTCTATGTACACCCCACCTTTTCGTCGAGTGCGGATAGCGTCAAAAATGTACTAGGTGCCTTAAAAAGCTATCCTAAAATTGCGATACTACCCGCAGCTTCGAGGGACTGAGCTTAGTTTTATAAAAATTTAGCGTACTTGCCGTTCGTATAAACGGACCAAGCCTTATATCCTTGCGACTTCCAAACTCTGTACGCGCAAGATATGTTAGTTGCTGGATCGTGACTGTCGCAGGCTTCGCGGCCTGGCAGCACCCGCACTTGAAACAGGGAAACTGAATAACCATATGTTCTTCCGTTTTGTGTAAATGTCAGGCTCGTGTCGCCCGTCACATTCGGATCGCATCCGCTTTCAGCTCTCATAATCGCTAACATAGTGCGTACGTCCCAGTCGTATTGAGCAACCAACCCGCGAAAAGCTTCACAACCTTGAGCTGTAGCCGCATTTTTCGCAGGTGGTGCTTGAATTGTCTGATTGTTAATGTGCGCAGCTTTTTGCTCTAGCGGCGGTTGCTGCTTTGCCGCCACCCCTGTTTTGTCACTTCAACTTTCACACTCTTGTC